GCTGACATAGAACGCAATATTCGTTTATTAGAAGCTGACATGGCTGGTGCTGTTACAGAAGCATTTACTATTGACGATGGTATAACTAATGTACAACAATATGCTATAGAGTTACAAAAAGTATATGATTTAACCAATCAATTAAAGCAAGCACAATTAAGCGAGCTTGATATAAGTCGTCAATGGTCTACTGGTTGGCAAGATGCGTTTAGTAAGTATACTGAAAGTGCGACTAACGCCGCAACAATGGCTGGCAACGCATTTAATAGCATTACAAGTAATATGAACAGTGCTATTGATAACTTTGTTACAACAGGTAAGTTTAAGTTTGGTGACTTTGCTCGTAGTGTTATACAAGACTTAGTAAAAATACAATTAAAAGCGGCAGCAAGTAAAATATTAAGTGGTGCATCAAATATGCTTGGCAGTTTTGTTGGATCATTATTTGGGTTTGCAGAAGGTGGGCAACCACCGGTAGGCAAAGCAAGTATCGTTGGTGAGAAAGGTCCTGAATTGTTTGTACCAAAAACAGCAGGCACAATTATACCTAATGGTGGTAGCGTTGGTAATGCCGCACAGGGCAACACATACATTACAAATAACATTAGTGCTATTGATGCCAAATCAGTCGCACAGTTGTTTGCTGAAAATCGCAAAACATTATTTGGGTCAGTACAAATGGCACAAAAAGAATTGAGTTATGGTAGATAAGGAATAAAAGATGTCAGGTTTACAATCAATATTAAATTACTGTAATGGTCTACAAATAGATAGACGCAAAGTAGTTGGCATACAGTATACACGAAATGAAATACCTCGTGTAAGTCAAACACCAACAAGGAATCCATGGAAGTTTACATTAGATATGCCAAACCGCTATCGCTACAATGAAGCACGTGCATTAATGGAAAAACTTGATACACTAGATAGAATTACACCACAAGTAATTACATTTAGTAATCTTCCTCAACTTAGTTGGATGTTTCGTTATCAAGGAAGTATGAGTGTAGCTAATCGTAATGCAATAACTGTTACTAGTTTTATTGGTGATCAACTTGTATTAGGTAACTTACCAGTAATAGCAAGTACACGTGTATTGTTTGAACCAAATGATTTGATACAGATTGGTAATAATTATTACCCATTTACAAGTACAACACAAATATTGCGTGGTACAGGAGCTACAGTTACAGTTACAACAAATAGACCAAACATCATTACAGCAAGCGTAGTTGGTAATGGTATAACAGTTGGTAATAGTTGTAATTTTACAATGTTTTGCCCTAATATGCCAACATATAAATTGATTCCAGGTGGATATCAATTAGCTAATGGAGTATTAGTTGGTAACGCATTGATTGAGTTTAGTGATAGTTTTCAATTGTTTGAGTTTGTGGGGACAGCATAATGGAAAACATCCCAGCAGTAGCTAATAATAAACCATTAGTAAACAACGCAGAATTTGTAAAGTTAACAATTTACAATGAGTATGGTAATCTTGCAAACAGCAATGTATACACATTTAGTTCAAGTTATCAATCTGAAACAATTGATGGACAAATATATACACCATTAGGTGGACTGTTAGCTGTTGGTATACAGCAACGTGACATTCGTGTAACAAGTGCAGATACTAGCATAAGTTTAAGTGGTATTGATGGTAACAATATGAGTATTGTACTAGGATCATTAATACGAGGTAGCAAGCTAGAAATTACACGTGGTTTTTATGATAACAACTATACTCTAACAAGCGATGCTAAACGATTTACCGGCATAGTAACAAACTACAACATTAGTGAAGAACGTCAAGACCAAGATGATAATTTTACAATTACACTTAACGCAAGTAGCTTTAAGAGTGTACTAGAAAATCGCATTGCAGGTAGAAAAACAAATAGTGAAAGTTGGAAAGAATATAATCCAACTGATACAAGTATGGATCGTGTTCCAAGCTTAAGCGACAGAGCGTTTGACTTTGGACAGAAACCAGTTGCAAGTGCTACTACATCTAGTCAAGCACAGACAGAAGGTAGTCAATTCTCACAAGATACAAATACAAACATTACAGATGCAAGTCCTTAACAAATGACAATAAGATTAGCAAATAAATATGACATTTTACAATTAATGGAAATGTTGCGTCACTATAGAGATAGTGGCACAATTAAAGGATTAAGTGTAGATAACGAAGAAACGGCATTAAAAATACTTACAGCAATTGTTGTTGGATTGGGTGTTGCATTTGTCAGTGAAAAAGATAAAAAACTAACTGGTATGCTGTTAGCAATTAAAAGCCCATTTATGTGGGACGCAAACAAACTTATAATGAGTGAGATAGCATATTGGGTAGAACCAGAACATCGTGGATCAACAGCAGGATATAGATTACTTGCTAAGTATGTTGAGTATTGTGATAAATTAAAAGACGATGGTATCATTGTAAATTATACAATGAGCCAAATGGCAGGACAAACCTTAGATTATAGTAGATTTGGGTTGAAGCCTGTAGAAACAACTTGGAGTATTTGAGATGCCAGTATTTACAGCAGCCGCGGCGGCAATAGGCACATTCTTTGCAGGACTTACAGTAAGTAGTGTTGCGGCATTTGCCGTACGTACTATAGTTACCATCGGCATTAGTAAATTAGTTGCCAACAGAGCAAATAAATCAGGAGCAGGCGCACAAGACGCAGGTGGAAGAGTACAAGTTCCACCTGCAACAAACAATAAACTTAATTTAAGTTATGGTAGTGCGTTTTTAGGAGGTACAATTACAGATGCTAAAATCACAACTGACCAAAAGACAATGTATTATGTTTTTAGTATATGTGAAGCAACTACCGGAACAGTCAGTTACAATAAGATATTGTTTAATGGTAAAGAAGTTACGTTAGGTGCAGGAGATTATAGTGCAAATAATAAAGTTGTAAGTTTAACTAACAACGCAACACCTCCACAGGTTGATACTACAATAGATGGTAAGGCATACATATACCTTTTTAGTAATGGTTCTAGTAGTGGTATCAATACTGGTGGCACAAGTGCTATTACTATATTACAAGATGCAAATATTCCTGTAGCAGATCGTTGGACTAGCACTGATGTAATGACTAATACTAGTTTTATCATTGTTAAACTAATATACAACGCAGACGTACAAGATGCTAAACAGATGCCACGCATAAGCATACAAACAAATAACACATTAACTAAACCCGGCGAAGTGTTACTTGACTATATGACTGATACGGTATATGGTTGTGCAATTGACGTAGCAAACATTGATACCGCAAGTTTAACTGCATTAGACGTATACAGTGATGAAACTATTGAGTATGTGCCAGTTGGTGGACCACCCAATGTTACACAGCCAAGATATCGTATTGACGGTCCAGTTAATGTTGGTGACAATTGTTTAAGCAATCTACAGCAATTAGTTGATGCTTGCGATAGTTGGTTACAATACAGCGAATTGACTGGTAAATGGACTATTGTAATGAATAAACCATATAGTGGAGTGTTAGGTGATTTATATAGTGTAGACAGTTCAGTATTGATAGGTGGTATTGATATCAACCCAATTGACTTAAATCAAACATACAATAGTTTAGAAGTACAATACCCAAATGCAAACATTAATGACCAAACTGATTACAAAACTGTTGATTTAACAACAGTTGGAACAGCATGGTATGATCCAAGTTTGCTATCGCCAAACGAACCAGATAATAAACTAACGATACAATATAATCAAATCAATAACTATGTTCGTGCAGTATATTTGGGTGTACGTAGATTGTTACAAAGCAGAGAAGATTTAACAATAGTTTGTAGTTTAGACTATAGTGGCATACAAGTTGTAGCAGGTGATGTAGTTCGTGTTACATTAGCAGAATATGGTTGGACAGATAAGTTATTCCGTGTTAGTCAAGTACAAGAAACTAAAACAAGTGATGGTTTCTTAGGTGCAAGAATTACAGCGTTTGAATACAATGGTTCAATATATGCTGATAACGCATTAGATGATTTTATACCAGAAGCAAATACTGGGTTAAGTGATCCTAATATCTTTAGTGCTCCCGGAACACCTACTGTAGCAACGAATCCATTAAGTAACGGAAATGTTAAATCATTTGCAGTAACAAGTACAACTTCATCAACTGGATCTGTATTGTACATGGACTTTAATTATGGAACAACTTCAACTGTTTCTACTCATAAGCTATATAAAACTGTAAGTCAAGCAGATGGTAGTCCATATACAGCAAGTACAAGTCTTACCATAGATGTAGCTGATTTACCTCCAGCAACTTATTATTGGAGCGTTACAGCACGTAATGAACAAGCTGGTCGTAGTAGTTTAAGTAGTGCTCCTTTTGTTTGGGCTGGGCCCGGAGTAACAACATATGATCCTGGTACAGCTACCGGAGGTATAACTGGTAATAATATTCAAGCAAACACTATTACTAATAGTAATATGGTATTAGCAACTCTTTTAGGTAGTGCTATAGCAGCCAACACTATTGGATATAATAATCTTGCGACTAGTGCCGGTGCAACTAAATCATTAGGTTTTGCCGAATTTCAAATACAGGCATCTACTCCGACACCAATTGACTATACCACCGGAACTTATAATTATCCGGGTTATTTAGATGGTACTACTGTTTCATCTACTAAATATTTTCCGTTTTTTCAAGGAACAGCATCCACAGCAGATGGCTATAATGCTAATAGTACAGGAATGTTTACGCCAGTTGCAGCTGGAAACTGGCAAATTTATAACGGACAAGATAATTGGTGGATATTTTTATCTGCCACTTTTTCTGATACAGTTAATGCGGCCACGGAATACCTAAAATATATTATGAATGTTACATTAGTATCTGATACTAATACTACTGTACAAATAGTATCATTTATAAATTTTGTTGGATCTCCTACAGTATTACGTACTGATACTCTTGGTATGACTACAGTTGAATTAAAGGCTAATTTGCCACAAGCAGTAACTTTAGTAGGCAGTAGTGGAGCTACATCTGGTGCAGTTTACAATGCTTCTGGTTATGTTATGAGAAATATAGTTAGTGGAACTAGAGTTTATGCCGTAGCCGGAGAGCTTGAGCTTGGTAAATCAAAATTATAAAAAAACAATAAATACTAATAAGGAAACAACAAAATGAGTTTATTACTAAACGGAGCAAAAACAGTAACGATAGCTGGTACAGAAATGTCGTGTATAGAGATTTACACTGGCGAGAGTTATACATTGCCCTTTACTTTTACAGATAGTGGTGGTAACGCTATTAACTGTACTGGTTGGACATTGAGTACGGCAGCTAAGTTTTATACAGCAGATAACATCACTTATAGTAGTGTTGTAACAGATGAGATTAATATTGGTAACTTATCATTATTAAGTCCTCAACCAAGTACCGGTGGTGGAACATATAGTGCTAATTTAACAGCGGCATTTACTACCGCGGCCACTGGTATAGGTTACATTTATATTCCAGCTAATTTAACTGGTAATACAGGTAGTCCAAATGCTACTCCAACAATAACATTAGCAAATAATGCAGCCAATAGTACATTAGTAGTTGTTACATTGGGTGTAAGTCGTACTGATGCATTAAGCAGCCTAGTAAATTTTAATCGTGAACCAATAGGAATGATAGTAAGGTTTCAATAATGAGTGAAATAACACAAAACTTTGTAGTAGAACCTAATAATATTAATATTACGGTTGATACTAACAATATAAATTTTACGCCAAACACTACTCAGTTGAGTATTTTTACTAGTGCTCCTGCTACTGTGGGAGGAAGTAATACACAATTACAATATAATAATAACAATCAATTTGGTGGAATACCAAATGTTACTTGGAATGGATCTAATCTTAGTTTAGGTAATGTTGCTAACATTAAAATAACTGGTGGTACAAATGGTTTTGTATTAGAAACTGATGGTACTGGTAACTTAAGTTGGACGGCACAAACTGGCAACGGTGGCGGAGGCAACGGAACTCCTGGCGGTGCTAATACACAAATTCAGTATAATGATAGTGGTAGTTTTGGTGGCAATGTAGGATTTACATTTGATGAAATTACCGGTAATGTAAATTTACCTAATAATTTAATAGTTGTCGGCAATATATCAGGGACTTTTATAGGTAATATAGCTAATGCAGTAAATGCTAACTTTGCTAACTTTGCCGGAGTAGTAACAACAAACGCACAGCCAAATATTACAGGTGTAGGTACGTTATCTAGTTTGAATGTAACTAATAATATAACATCAACTAGTGGTATATATAATGGTAATGGTAGTGGTTTATATGCTATTGCTGGAGCAAATGTTACCGGTATAGTGACAAATGCAACTTATGCAAATTATGCAAACTATGGTGGTAATTTAATAATTAATACTGGTAATTTTGCATTAGGCTTAAATGCAGGTAATGTTGCTCAAGCAAATTATGCAATAGCGTTAGGATTTAATGCAGGTAATACACCCCAAGGTAATGGTTCAATCGCTATTGGTGCTAATACAGGATTTACTAATCAGGGAGGTTTTTGTGTCGCAATTGGTAAAGATGCTGGTGAAGTAAATCAAGGTACTCAATCTATAGCTATTGGTTTATTATCTGGTACTAACGCACAGGGAAATTATACTGTTGCTATTGGTACTAATAGTGGAGCAAATCTACAGGGAGCTAATGCAGTTGCTATAGGTGTTCAAGCAGGATCTAATACACAAGGTGCTAATTCAGTAGCAGTTGGCTATAATGCTGGTAATTATTTACAGAAAGCTAATGCAGTTGCAATTGGATATAAGGCGGCCCAAGGTGATCAAGCAGGGACTCAATTTCAAGGCAATGGAGCTATTTCAATTGGAGCGTTTTCATGTGAAGATAATGGACAGGGAGATTATGCTATTTCAATTGGATATCAAACTGGTAAAAATATTAGCCGATCATATAGTGTTGCTGTTGGAGCATTAATTCAACAAGTTGC